TTGGTTTTGTTGTTCCTGGTCGGCCTGGTTCTCCAGGCGGTTTCATAGTTGATAATTTTGCAACGACTTTCTCAAGCGCTGGAACATCCAGACCGCTGAAGTCGTCTGCGTCATCTCCGAGTTTCTCAAGTAAGTCCGCTTTGCGAGTCTCACGCTCCGTCTTGAATTGATTAACAAGAGGTTCGTATTCCTCCACCTTCTTTTGAGCTACTTCATATAGCTCTTGGAACTGGTTTTGTTCCTCAAGGCGTTTCTGTTCGGCTTTCTCGTGGTCCTTCTGGATCTTGTCCAGTTGGCTCTGCAACTCCTGACGCTTTGCGCGCTCTGATTGCAGGTCGTGGAGTATTCCTTTTACTTCAGGATTTGCGTCATCCTTGGGCGTTTCGGGAGCTTTCGGCGCTTCCGGGGCCTTTGTTTCTTCGCTCATGATTTACCTTTCATGGTCAGGTTATCCCTCTTGTTTATAAATTCTTCCATATAATATATCCATGACGCTTTTCGCCAATATTTCCGCACTTGCATCTGACAATTTTAACTTCCCTATCAAATCCTATGTCTACAGCTAGTCCATATTTACACCACGCATCAAACACCTTGACAGAGAATCCATCATCAAGAGGTTCGCATTTATGGAAAAACCTCTTAATCCTTTCAATCAATGTTAATTTTCTCATAATACCCTCATATTCTATAAACAATTTTTTGGCTTTGCGCTTTCACGCGTTTATCATACAATTTATTTATCGCTTTTTCAATATCCAAATTAACGTTTTTACTCGCAGGAGTTTCACCATCAAACATAGGGAATTTACCGCGCCTGTCAAGACCCTCAATAATGTCGCCATTCTGAAACTCCAGTTTTGCGCTGTTGCCTGTTGACGTTGCTGTTATCTGCTGAAGCATTTTACCTGTTAGCGTTAGGTCGGGTGAGGTGGAGTTTGATACTTGGCTCACACCCTTTGGCTTGGCCTTGCCACTTGCCTTCGCTTTTGCGTAACTAGCAGAATAAGATTTATCTCTATACTCGACCTTCATCCGCTTTTGGAACGAGACCTTTGCGAGTTCGGCAACAATCTTCCAATCCTTGACATCAGGGGCGACCATATCTGTTAGTGGCTTATACTTGCTCATCTTCTTCCTTTAGTATATACTCTAAAAGGATTTTATGATTGTCTTTTATGACCTCAAACATATTATAAGAAAGCATCTCAATCATTCTCTCGTTATGTTTCCATCCAGACTTTATTAATATTGCATGAAATATCTCATGGAGTAACGTTACAGATCGTTGGTCACGCTCAAGGTTCTCATTTATACAGATTTCTTGGTCGTTGTATTTAATGTTTCCATTTAATGCTTCGCCATCTTCTTTTAGATTCGGCACGAGTAAAACATCGTATTCTATACCGCCGATTTTAACACTATTCACCATTTTGCGCCCTCGCTTTCTTGGTTGAGTCTAACTGCTGTTGATCAACAAACCTAGCTAGTGTGTGAACACATCCATAGTGTGTGCCGTTTGTCAAATATGCTCCGTATTGTGCCTGCCATTCAGAGTAAGTCAACGCCCCTTGTGCAACCATATCAATACACTCATCACTCTTAGGCGGTGCGCCATCCCAAATATAAAGTTCTTCGGGATTAGCCTCTGCCATTTGAACTTCTACAACCCTATGGAATGAGCGTAAATTCTGATTCACATAAGAATTGATTTGGTCTGCCCGTAGTGTCTCAGACTTCAAAGCGTTAGCAAACTCGGCTTCTGATTGCCGACCCAATACCGAGCGCATCATTATTTTTTTAATCTCGGCTGCTGTTTGGGTTATCTGAGAATTAGCGGCATCTACCTCAAAGTTCAAGACGGTCGATAGGACTTCACCGGAAGGGGTGACAGGTGGAGGATTGGGAACGATAACCTGTTTCGCAAATGATACTGCTAGACCCTCTAAAGCCTTATCCATTCCGAAGTTCGACCGGAATAGCTGCTCAAAGTCAATATCGCGCAGAACATTAGCGGCTTCGGCCTGTGGCATCTTTCTCAGCGCGGGGTAACGTGAGATAACAGAGTCAATCGCTTTCTGGTATGCGTCAGAGTAGGCTTGGGCTGCTTTGTCGGTTAGGTCAGGCATCTTCCTCTATTTCCTCAGGCCATTCAAATTCATCACTCCCCGCATCGTCACCAATCGCCCGATTCCGAAACACATCCCCGCCAATCTCACGCCGCTTGAGGTGGTCAAAGCAATCTTCCGGCAGACCCTCATCCTGCAAGGATGTCGTCGACGATGCTTGTTCGTCCACTTTCCACCTTCTTTATTGAGCCGTTTACTTTCGCGTTATCCTCAATCATCTTCTGAGCCGCGGCTTCATCAAGGTCTTGGTTCTGCCGTCTAGCAATCTCTGCGACTGTGGTGAGGTTGTGGGCTAAGTCCCAATCGTCTTTTTCGCGCTGTTCCTGTGGGCTTAGATATTCAATAGATTCAGAGAAGTCAACCATGAGTTCTTCAGGTAAGCCAACGCTGACCTTCGCTAATATATCGCGCTCAATCTTGTATATCTCAGCCTCAGCATTTCTCCATCTCGCCACATCACCCACGCGCTCGTTGTTCAACTCCTGGTTGCGTAACTTAATAGCAACTCCAGATTCAGCCTGTGCGGAACCTTCAACAAAGTCCTCTGGTAAGTGATAAGCGCGGGCAATCAGTTTGTATAGATTGGATTGGGCAGTAACCACATCGGCAACGGTGGAAGGGGGGCTTAATATACCCGCTTTTGCGCCGTCAGGTAGGGCAGGAACCTTGTCAATCCCCCATTCAATGGTTTGGTCTGCCTGTAAGCCAGTGACGTAGGGTTGCCCGAATGATTGGAAGCCAACATTGGCATTTAAAGCTGTTTGGTAGAAATTAATACAGAGATTCCCCTGTGACAGATCAGCCGTTGGATTGTGATCATAAAAGTATTCGGGTTGCTCGGTCCATGTCAATGCAAAGGGGAAGATACCGCTCTGCACCTCGCCCCCTATCTCAATGCCGTTAGCGTCCACAATGCTATAGCCGTCCATTTCCCACACAACAAAGGTCTGTTCGTCTGTGCTTGCGGTGTTCGATGACTGTTGCAATGGGTATCTAATTTTATACAGTTCGCCGTACTCATCAAAGAATGGTTCGAACTCTAAGATAACCGCGTGGTCTAATATCTTGCGCTGATCGTTCCAAAAGGGGTGAACGGCAACCACATCTAAAAGATTCGTCATGCGCTCAATACGTTGCATCCGTTCATGCTTCCTGGGGATCTTCTCGTTATAGCGTTCTGTTGCTGAGTCCTTCTCGAAGAAACGCAAAGCCTCAACCATGTAGACTTCTGAGGTTCGGTCAATAACCCGCTTAGTGATATTGATATTCCCAATCGGCACGTTCTTTAGAAGGTTGGCAGAGAACCATTCTTTGGTTAGTTCCTCGGTTTCAGCGTTGTAGTAAAGCAGGCGATTATGCCGGCGCTTCATGAACTCCTTGTATTCGAGTTCGTTTGCCGCCATTCGTGAGAGTTTTACCGTCTGAGCTGCTTGGCTTGTAAACATAATTACCTCATGATTGAGCCGACAAACCCTCTATTGATCGGCCATAGATACGTCCATTTATAAGTGATTCCGTCTGTGATATGCTCTATCCCATCGGATTTGTCTATTTGGTCGCCCTTCCTTTGCGTACCCTCCCAGCTTGCGACAGTAACAGGGCAAGTCTTTGGGTTTACCCTGTAATGTGATATTCCTTCAAACTCCCAATCAGAGAGCCTTTTGTTCGCTGTCTCGATTCTATCCTTGTGCTGTGGGTGTCCCTTCGCAACATTTACGTAAACAGTCCACTTGTTCGCCTTGCCAATATTTTTTATAATATCGTAATCAGACGAATGGCCCCTAGTGTCTCCATATTTTCCTGACGGGTCTCCATACACATTTAGAGTCTTGTTCTTGTGGTCCTTGTATCGTTCACAAAAAGCCATCATCTGATCTGCCGTGGTTGTCCTCGTTTGGTCAACCATCTCGGCAAACTGATAGTCGTCACCCTTTATCTGATGAGTTAAAGCCCATGACATAGGCAAAATATTAAAGTCGCAAAGCAAATCAATCGGTAAGTTTTTATTCCAGACCGGCCAATCTTTCTCAGCCCCGCAATGCGTTTCGTAATCAAAAGATGTATAAGCTCGCCCGACAATAGACGCTTGATAGTCAATATCAACCTCGGCAGCTAAATCTGCGGGTGATCTCCGCGTCTTTTGCTCTGCATACCACGCATCATCTTTAAGTGGGTGTATCTTCCAATGTAATCTTAGAACCTTTATCTCACCGGCCAATCCTGACCTTAACTTGTAAAAGTAATTTGCCCTGCCATTTGCAGAAGAAACAGCCAACTTGCAATTTGTCACATCTGAGAGCGATCTCCATGTGGACTCGCCTGAGTAGTCAACCTTTGAGAACTCATCAAGCAATACAGCCTTGCGCCTTCCCCCTGTCCCAAAGTATTTATTGGTGGCCTCACCTGACATCATGTTTCCAAACTCTGGATTGAATAGGCGCTTAAAGTTGTCGTTTGATTTACGGTCAAAGCCTTTTGGCCTCATCCATACAGGCAATCTATAAAGGATATATCTCGCTTTAGCGAATAGCGTGTCAGGGTCGTCTAGCTTGTCAACCAGTTCCTCTTTACGTGATCCAATCAGAAAGTCGTTGCCAGGCCCCTTAAATAACCAAAACCATTCAAAGACGGCAATAGTCATCCACGATACACCCATATCCCTTGACTTCTCGGTGAGTCTATCTTCACCCTGTTCTATTGCGTTGACAATCTCAAGGATATGTTCGTCTTGAAAGCCCCAAGTAATAAAAGGCATGTGCGGTGAGCTATATCCAAGTTCCTTGTGAATACTGCCCTTCGCGTCATAGGTCCAGCAGAATACATTTATCCAAAATAGTATGTTCTGCTTACAAGCGTTCCATATTGCGTTCTGCAATTTTGCGTTATTGATAGCAAGAGAGACTATCTTTGCCCTGAACCTTAAATTTTCTTTTCGGTCTTTCGGGTAGTCCATCAATTAACGACCCAACGCTCCAGATAGATACTTTTCGGGTGATTCTTTCTCATCCCATGGGCTATGATCTATATTGTTCAACTCTGCCGATATTTCTTGTCTCTCGATATATCCACGCCGTTTGCCTTTGGTCTTTAGATAGAATATTAATGCCGTGATATTGCCGTCTTTTATATGCTTGTGCAATTCGCTTTCAGCAAGGTCTAGTGCAATATCTTGGATAGAGTCAACTTCATTGCGGAAATCTTCATCTTCCTTATACCAAATGTAATATGTGGCCCTGCATATTTCTGCAATTTTGCAAGCGTCTGTAACGACTCCAAGTGATTCAACCATAGCCTGGAGCATTTTCTTTTTAGAGTGTCTAGTTCTGTCTAGTTTAGATTCTTTCCCCATACCCAGATAATAACCATTTTCCGCGACTCAAAAAAGGGTAAAGTTGACGTAAAAAAGCCCCCACCGAAGCAGGGGCTACTGACTAAGGAGGAGGGGAGTCAGTTAATTAGTTCGGGGTTCTCGTGGATGTTTCCGATTACTTCAACAGAAGAAAGCATATCAATTCTAATTGCAGACCCCTTGTGGTAAATACAAGCACCCAGGAATGAAAAATCAACGGATTTAGGCGAATATCCACTAGGATATCCGGTGCAGTTCATGGCCGCCCTTCTGACCCAGGATATGGGCAATCAGGACAAGACGATCAAGAACATCGCGGAATG